TTACTTAGCTTGCACGGCCGGTTCATCAAATCCGGGGATGGCGTTGGCCGCGTCGATTGCTCGTTGGCGCAGCTGCACAGCGTCACTATCAAACTTGCACACAGTACGATTCGGGTCATTGACATATTTCACCACATCACGATAAACGGTACGGTAAATCACTTTGGCTTCGGCGTTCGCCGTCGCCGCCTTCTGCTCACCAGCGGCAACCGCTTTTTCCTGTTTTGGTTGTCTGGCTTTTGCCTGGCTATTCACAAAGTCGGAATGACCGTACCAGCCCTTCAGATACCCAGCCCAGAAAATGCCGGCGCACACCGCCAGCACTCCCCCCACAATCACCAGTTTGGTTTTTCCGTTCATTCGTATAGCCCCCAGCACGTCAGCGCACTTTCCTGATCCCGGCGGTCAACCTGTCCGTAACAGCCGTTCGTTTGCCCTTTCGTTAACCGGCAATCCCGGCCGCCGTCGAAGACCCACCGGCGGATCTCAGCACACGCCCCCTTGCGGTCGCCGGCATTCAGCTTACGATAGAACGTTGAGGGGAAGCATTTACCGGGGCCGATGTTGTAGGGGCAGAACGAGGCAATGCCGACTTTCTGCGGCGGCGTCAGCGGTACGTACACATTCTTTTCAACCCACGCCAGCGCCTTGTCCCGCTCGATTGCGTTAACCTGGCCACATTTAGCATGAGTTAATTTCATGCCCCGAATTACAGGCTTACCGTCCACTCGCGTGGCACCGCGGCAAATGGTCCAGATGCCAGAGCCGTCTTTATAGGCGGTGAGGCTGCTCCCCTCTTTTTCAGTCAGAAACTGATCCATCAACACCGGCGCTGACGCACCGGCGGCCAGAAGCGCCAGCATCGCGGCGCTGAACTTAGCTTTGTTGCTCATAGTCGCGCGCCTTTCGCCGGTCATCTTTGATTTTGAAATAAAGGTTGGTGAAGTAGGTCAACAGACCGAAAACGATACTGGCAAGAACGCCGATCGCTGCCCACTGGCTGGGACTGACTTTATCGAGAAGTTGCAGCAGCCAGTAACCGCCGCTACTAATAGAAGTGACGTAGGAAGCCCCCGCCGCTACGTCTGAAAGGTTGTTCATTCGCATGCCTTACCCCCGCGGGGTTCACTGTGTAGTGAAGCGAGGGTAAGGCGTTAATCAGGTCGGAATCCTGACTATTGGCATCTTCGTCCGCCAGTAATGGCGGGACTATTTATTAAATCATCAGCGAATACCCGTCAGATATATCAACTCCAGACGTTATCAGCCAAGAGTTAACGGACAGAGACGCTTGCTCCGCCGTATCAGCGACGATTTCCGCAATATCGTCTTCGGTTGATGTTTTTGATAAAACATATTCCCCTGCGGATTTTTGGCGTAAATAAAACATGATTACCTCACATAAACTTGCGACTAATCCCCTCGGTCAAAAACGCCGGGAGAACAATATGCAACTCTCCGACAAACCCGCTCAAAACAATTGCAGCGCTGACACCAATTGGGCTTGCGACGGAGTTTAGCAAGAACCGGCATTTTGACTGCACGCCGACGTATTTATCGGTAGTGAGTGGAGTTTCAGGAACTGACAGTAATGCAGTAACGTCTTTTACAGGACCAACACGACTACCGAGATATGTATATTTGCGTACAGTGCTGTAGGTTGAGCCGTTATATGTTGTTGTAAATGTCGGGCTACTATAGTGGTAAAGTTTTGTCTGGTAATTTACATTACCTCCCGTGATACCATTCATCATTATTGAAATGCATGACCAGATATTATCATCTAAATCTACATTCAGGAGCATATCGAAATTACGTAGCTCAAATGTATCGCTCGCTGCTGTAGCAGTTAATTTCAGCGTTGTCAGTCCGTTATACGCTGATGAATATTTTGCAGTCATCCCCCCGGATAATGATGCTGTCAATCCTGTAGCTGCGTCACGTGTGACTGCTACACCATCACTCCCACTAAATTTATAGAGACCGTTATTCAGGCTGGCCTCGTATTTCGTCAGCAGCGGCTCATGCCTACAGCCGCGGTTATCAACAAAAACATTCCAGGTGTCTTTAACCGGGTCGTCGTAGCCCAGAAGCGAACACTGGTCGTCCGACTCCGCGTATGCCCATCCAATACCGCGCAAAATTTTGACGTTATTATTTTCATACGCCCCGAAAAATATTTTACGTCGTGATGCAAACTCAGACTGACTTCCCTTAGCAGCAGATATAGGACAGTCGAATACAACGATATTTTTATAAAATTCCCAAGCCGTGCTCATAGGCTCTTGTAACATTAACGCACTGGAAAACCCTTCCACGTGACACGTCGGCAGGAATGTGAAATTATTACCACGCCCCCGGTTTCCGAATATTAACACAAATGGTGAGTAGTCCACTGAGACAGTATCGAATGTGACATTCTGCCCTGGTGTATTCCAGTAGATATTTGCCGCAACGCCATCACCTATGGTTCCATCCCGGAAGGTTATACGTTCGCCAGAGTTAGCCTTGTCTGAGTTTGAGTACAAGTTATAGTAGTTCCTTACCAAATCAGCACCACCCAAATCACATATATAGGTGTCCATTGGATTATACTTAAGACCGTATCGAAACTCCCTCACTCGAATACGTCCTATCTTAAACTCACGAGCATCAAGTACGGTCTGCCCAGAACTAATATTACCCGCTTCAATGCCTGATACCTGTGAGATTAATTTACCACCGCCAACTAGCTCAAACATTCCAGGGGTATTAAAAAATATTTTACCTTGCATATTCACAGGGACGGCGGCGTAATCACCCAACTCAGGAAAGAAATCATTTCTGAAGACAAAAGATGTGTTCCCTGTAAGGAGGGACTGTATAGACACATCTGCATCTGAGGTGAATCCAAAGAATGTTGGTGCGTTTACTTTTTCGGTGATCTTATACTGGGTCTTAACAACCGGGGAGAGACTAGATGGCACATAAATAGTCGTGTAAATCTGAAAATAGTTGAGATTTCCAGACGACAATTTTAACAACTCGCCACGGATAATCTTATTACAACATTGACCAAAGTTAGACCCGTCCATCAAAAGCCCAGCCAGGCGTAAGTCTATAGCGCCTGATGATACATCTGCGTGCCAGTGCTTACCACCTGCCGTGACAATACAGCGATAGTCGTCATCGGCTGAAGTTATGTCGTCTGCGTAGTACGTGAAAACAGCGTTTATAACAGGTCCACCCTCAACAGCACGCTCAAGCATGATCCATTGCCGATCAGTGCCTGGCTCTATCGCACGCAATGCAGCGAGATTAGCACACCGACCAATCAGCGCCAGACCTTCGCCTGAACCCAGGTTTGAGCGAAGAGCCGCATCGCCCACACTAACCCACGCACCTTTACCTACACCTCCAGCCGAATCTGGAGTTGATCCAGCTGGAACAACTTTGGGCAAGGCACCATCCCATCGGTAATACTCCCCATCGCTTTCGCTGAGGAGAACTTCGTTAGGATTGCGGAGGGTATTACCCAGCGCAAAAGATTTCTTCGTGATAAACCCATACAACCCATTCTCGATCGTGTTGATAGCAGTACCAACAGTTTGCAAGAGGTGGGCATAAACATCATCTACATATTTCTTAGTTGAAGCGTCATTATTGTTAACAGGTGTGCCAAGGTTAGCAATTCGATACCAATTAGCATTAAATGGCCCGCCACCAAACAATGGACGGTTCAGAGCAACGCCGAGATAAATAAATGCTCGCTGAATCGCCATCCAGATACGGTCAAAATCCTTATTTACTGTATCGGCCAGCAGGTCGCCGTTGTCCTGGTAATCGGTAAGCCGGTATGTCGGCGTGGCACGCTCGAAAATGACGGTGGCGCCATTGGCTGGCGCGGTAAGAAAAGTAACCTCGCCACCACGGGTATTACCCACACCAGACACTGTATAGCCGGAAGAAACTTCACTGCCGTTGATTGTCACCTGAATGTCGCTGGCGCTGATCAGGTAAAACTCATAGGCAAAGACAGTGGTCAGCCCATTGGCGGTATATGTGTTATAAGGGGTCTGGTTCGGTACCGACATACGAAGAACTCCGGCTAATAATCTACGGCGACCATGTGATCGCCATCGTTTGGTTGCCAATGTTCCCGCGCCTGTGCGGTCGGAATCCCGACCAATTTACCGATACGTACCGGCGTTGCGCTGATGGCGCCAGAGCCAGAGTCAATGTAATCGTCCGGCTGATTGGTCAGCGCCGGGTTAAAGTCGCGCATCTGGTCGTACATCGGACCGTCAAGCACATCGGTATGCGCCCACAGGAACCGTGACGACAGCGGCGCCTCGAAGGCATCGAGAATGCGTTTCTGCTTGTTGGTGACGCTGAACTCTTCCCGAACACCGCAGCCGGTACCCTTCAGCGCCTGAATCAGCAGTTTTCCGGCAAAACTGCCGGGTCCGTTGACTTCAACGCAGACCAGGGGGATCTGGTACTTCAGCACCAGCTCTTTAATCTGCATCACCTGGCCTCCGGTAATTTTGTCGTTGTCGTCGAACTCCGCCAACTCGCCGGTCAGCCCCTGGCACACATGCCAGTAAAGATGCCCGCGGGCGTCGGTGAAAATCAGGGAGAATGCCGAAGCGTCGGCCTTGACTTTACCGGTGGCCACATCCCACCAGGCGACAGCGCCTACAATCTGCGTCTGGCCCAGCCACATCGAGCAGGAGCGGTTCGCGTACCGAATTTCAGGCTGGACGTTGTACTCGCGGATACGGTCGGGATCGAGGCGAACCTCGCCAACCGGTTTACTGTGCAGCTGATACTGGCTGTCCCATTCGTTGACGGTGCGGCATTCTTTACGGCGCAGCAGTAATTCATCATGATCGAAACGGCCAGGCCACGCGCAACCGGCATAAAAATCCACGACAGTTTCAGGCGGCACCGCGAACTCTACACCGTCTTCTGTCAATCGATAATCAGTACCCTCGATCAATAACCGGGCGGCCTTGTGGATCCCGACAAAAACATATTCCGGGCGAAACGGTAGGCAATACTGGCTTTCCGTTGCCTTCTTCGCCTCGATGCGGTGCTCTTTATCGAACAACTTTATCGTGAGGCAATCAGCGCCCTCGGCTTCTTTCTCGTCATAGAGGCTGTCGTGAGTGTGCGGCGTACCGATAAACAATTTCCGGCCGCCGGGTATCAAAATATGCGTCTGTTCGCTTAGGCGATAACGCAGTTTTTCGCGAGCCTCCGGAGTCTGGATATTGCCAGGTACCTCCACGTCATCATTCTGGCACTCATTGGCACGGGCGCCGGTAACGTTCGACAGAATACCTTTTGCGAACATGCTGGCGTTACGCATATCCAGCGCGCCGTTTACCCACCATTGCTCGATGGTACCGATGCCGTCCGGCAACATGCCTTTCGTCAGAGGGTGATTGCGCAGAACGTTTTGTGTATCGCGGCTGGTCTTTCTGGCGGTTGTGTCGGATTCCGACTGGTGCAGAATACGGTACTGGCGATCGCAGTAATACCGCCAAGCATTATAAACGCCCAGGATGGTTGATTTACCAAAGCCACGAAAACAGCGAAGCACTGCGAGGTTTCCGCGATGCTCCAGCCAGTGGCAGGCTCTATAGTGGCAATCCGGCACATCCCAGTTCATCCGTTCCGCCCACATAAGGAAGAACGCGAGGAACGAGATCATTTCTTACCTTTCTGCATACGCTCGATAATGGCGGCCGCTTCGCGTTCGGCTTTAGCTACCTGCTGGCCTAACTCGAACGCTTCGTCATCCTGCCCCGGGTTGTCAGAAGGCGTTCCGCCACGCGTCTGCATGCCGATAAGCGAATGCACTTTGATAAGCAGCGTCAGCGATGCCGCCGCGTTCTTCTTATCCCAGTAGCGATCGCCACGCTCATCCTTCGTCAGCTCACTCACTTTTTTATCAGCACCGGGCCAATTAGCCGGGTCGGCCTCCTGCAGCACCACATCGGTTAATTTATCGGTCAGCGCGGTAAGGCGAGTTTTGTAATCTGAATGCATAAAAAAGCCCCGTGGTTATCCATAAGGCTATGATGTGCCGGGCTAGAGGTCGGAATCCTGACTAATTTAATAGTGGCGATGGCAGAAGCTTTTAGTTAAAAATGGCCTTATCCACAGCGACTAATATTAAGGTATCAAAATGCATAAAAAGATATTCCTATCGCTAGCTGTATTAGTTTCTCCAATGGCTTTGGCAGCAAATGTATGTACAACAAATGTGACTGGTTTTGATGTTTGTGAAAAAGCAAAAGAAATCGCCAGCCAAGTTAAACCGCATCTGCCGATGACACTCTCCGAGAACGTCAGCATGTACGATATTAACGCGGAGAAAAATAAGCTGGTTGCTAGTGTTAAATTAGGTGTAACTGAAGAAGATGTACTAGCGGCAGCAAAACAGAACCACTTAACCCCCGGGGTAGTAAAAACCAGATTAGCTGATACGGCTAAAAATGGTGTTTGTACAGGGAAAAACCCTATCGGTGCATTTATTCGATTAGGGGGTGAGATGCAATATATTTACACCTACCCCTCTGGAGAAACTTACACAACAGTAGACATTACTTCATGCGAATAAACGTTATCGCATACCGGGGTCTACCTGGTTAATCAGCGGCGCAATCCAGAACAGATTATTACCCGGTAACAATGTACGCACGCTATGCAGCACACGGTCGCCAGCGTCTCCATTAAGCACGCCAGCAGTTACGTCAGTGACCGTATCCAGCAGGCCGAAGGTTGGCCCCAGCGCAGAACCAATAAAGCCGCGGCTGGCATAACGGGATTGCGTACCGGTGCCGAGCAATGGCCCGAGCCCTATCATTCCGCCAGTGGCCTTTTCCGCCATGTTGTTGTATTCCATCAATGGGCCGAGGATACCAGAACGGTCAATACCCTCAAGCGTCAGTTTTTGCGGTGACCAGTCCACCTCCCGGCCGTTGGCCGCCTGCTTAATCGCATAGGTCAATGAACCTAACCCGATCTGGAAAGCTGTGCCGTAATAAAATTGCGCGGTACCTTCCTGCAGGCCGCCCAGCGTCGCACGGTTATATGACGCAGTAGCGAATGATTTAAACTGGAATACAGTTTTTCCCAGCGGGGTGCTGGCCCACAGCGGCGTATCGCCAATCCCCGGTGTGATAACAGTATTGTTTACGTCTTTCAGTACCGCAGATTGCAGCAACCCGGCGGCGTACTGGTCATCCCATTTTTCGAAATTGCCTATATGCCAGCCCTGAATGACTTCGCCGTGTTTCTGAAATTCTCTCTGGATGCGTTCGGCCATCTTCTCATTGATGCCGAGTTTTGCCAGGCGCTTCGCAGGGAACGCTCCGGACAGAATACCATCGGACGTGATCATGCCATTCACCGATTTGTTCATATCGTCAAAGTGGCCCATCATGGTCAACTTGCCGAACACATCGGTAATACGTTCCATGCCAGCTTCTGCAGCTGTCGTACGCGAAGAGCTATCGACCAGATCCCCCATCGTACGCGCACGGGTATGCAGTATGGTTTCAAGCCCCACGGCCATTTTCTTCTGCTCCGCCCGGCTGGCAAGGTAAGCCGGCGAGCGGGTGATCAGCGCGCCATACCCACGCATGGTATTGCTGAAGCCGTTAACCATCATGCCGCGCGCCAGATCAGGGATAGCGGATACCGTCATGCCACCGAGTTTCGTTACAAAGTTGGCGCTACGCAAAAAAGCACCGGCGCGAACGAAAAATGATGATGGGTCATCCGGCATACCGTAAGTACCAACGAGGCGATCGCGAAGCGCCAGAATATCACGCAGGTCGGCTTCGCGCGCCTTCGCCAGCTTTTCCTGTTCTGCCGGACGTAACCGCATCAGCGCGTCGTATTCGTCCTGGATGGCAGCGAGCTGCGAATCCAGCGACTTGTTGCCAAACGTACGGGTTAATTCGATCTCCGCTGAGGCTTCGCGGATATGACGCTGTAGGACGTAATTTGCATCGCTCTCCAGATAATCTTTCATCAGGCGATCGGGAACGCTCAACGTACGCGATTTAGTGCTACCCGGCGCTTTCACCATAAATACGTTGGCGAAATCCTGCGGAATTTTGGCCCCGACAATACGGTTAATCGTGGTATCGGCGGCGATTTCGGCATCTTCGCGGGACATGGTTTTTTCACCTCGTGACCACCAGTCAACCAGCATATTGCGGAATTTATCGCGCTCGCTAACGATTTTGCCTACCTTGTACACGCGCGGGAAATAGCTGGTCTGCCCCATCGCTTTCAGTTCGGCATCCGGAGGAAGTAAGCCCAGTTCCTGCTGTGCCGTCTTCACACGGTTAATGACCGTGCGCATTGCCTGTGCCGCTTCCTGCACTTTCGCATTAACGTGCACGTCGCCGTTGCGTAGCGCCTCGCCAACCTGTTCACGGAAGGCCGTATAACCCAGATCGCCGCCTTCAGCTTTGTACTGGGTGTATGCCTGTTTATTCGCAGTAACGACGGCCGCCTCTTCGCGGCGCCAGCCACGTACGCGCGTCTCAGCTGCAACCGGCGTTTCAATACCGCGCAGGTTGCCTTCCAGCGTGAAGTTATTCTCCGCCAGCTCCAGCGCCGTCCGGCGCGCTTCTTTTGATGGGGATTCCATCAGTCGGGTGATCGGCGTCAGATAGCTACCGGCCTTTTTAGCCAGCTTGCCGAGTGGGCCGCCAGACACCGGTGTGAGATCCTCCAGCGTAGCTTCGCGAATACGCATAGCGCCGACGCTGCCACCATTCGGTAAGATATCTGCCAGGGCGTCGGCTGCGTTGCTAATCGTTGGCGAGGCTTTCATATTATCGATCGCCTCCGCAACTTCACGGGTGGCCGCATTCCTAACCGACGGTGTGATCATCGCACCAGCAGTGGCAAATACCCCGCTGAGAAGAGCGCCGGCTGTGATGTGTGCGGCGCTCTCCCTAGCTGTTCTGGTGTACTGTTGATTATTGAGCGCAACCTCGCTAAGCGCGGTACCGACGGCGCCAATAGCAACCTGAGAACCAATACGCGCAGCCAGGCTCCCCTGCGCACCAGGAATAAACATCGATGCGACCGTGACAGGGTCAATAATTCCAGCGGCGATACTGGCCAGAGTTCCTTCAACGCCTGCTTCAGATAGCACTCGGCGGTCTTCGTTTTCATCGTCTATCTGGTTTTTAATCCAGGCGGTTTCCTCTGGCGATCGAGAATCCGCGAAAGCGGTACCCCAATGCTCGTAGCCCTTTATTTCGCTTTTATCCGCATAAGGGTTATACCCCTCTACGGGTTCAAACTGCTTAGCCGGGCGGAACATTCCGGCTAGAATATTATTCTGACGAAAAGCTGCGCCCCAAACAGACGGCTGTGGTTGCTGGGGTTCCGGGTTTGTACCTTCTGGCAACGACACATCAAAACCCGTTGGTACCTGAAGGGCATTATCCATTACGGTTGGAACATCAGATTGCGGATAGATAGGCATTATTCATTGCTCCATGAAAAGTAGTTTTTAACCCGGTTCATACGCTCATCATGCAAACGCTGATATTGCTCATCGAGCGCGCGATGCTTCGTTTTAAAGTCATATCTACTTTCACCACGAATAACTTTTTCCTGATCTTTTAGTTCTCTCTCTTGCTGCATTTTTTTATATGGTTCCCAGTCTTCCAGCGACGGTTTCCAGCGCATGGGACGCCTGAATTTATCGTAATACGGCTGTACGCTCTCATTACCATCTTTATCTTTCATACGAACCATAATGGCGTAATCACCATTACGCGTGGTTAAAACATCAGGGGTAATTTCCAGTTCACCGCCGATTCGGGATTCAGGTGTATTTGATGTAATTACGGGCGCTGAACCTGATGTAATTCCCAGCTGAGTCGGGCTGGTTTCAATTTTACCTTCACGTTCCCCATAGGTCAGACGCTCTTTTTCTTCTTTCCACTGCGCCGCCTGCCAACCAGAAGGCCCATAGTTATAGAGCGCTTCAGGCGCGTATTTCATAAACTGGGCGCTACCGTTCACATCGCTAAGACTCCAGATACGGGCGATCTGGGTATTGGTCATCTTTTTGGCAACATCGGCATTACCACCCGAGTTGCGATAATTGATGTCATAAAGTGACTGGTAGTCGTTACGGAAATTGACGGCGTTAAGATTCTGGTCATCTGCTGCAGGACCGCCAAAGCTGTACCACGGTTTCATGCTGCTGACTGCGGAATCCATCGCGCTGGCACGCTCTTTTTTGTATTCCTTCGTGCTCTGCGTAGAAGACAATTGCGATTTCAGGGCGTCAGTCTGGTTATAGGTAACGTTCTGCGCCTGTTTTACAGCTGCATCGGGTGCCATTCCAGCATCGGATAACTGTTTAACCGTCAGGTAAAAGCTTTGCATATCCTTTGGCATATCACCCACAGAGGCAGGATCTGTTTCGTACAGCGCGTTAAATAAGGTCGAGCCCTGCTTAACCACGTCGGGGCTACTGGAACGGGCGATCGCATTTAGTTGTGATGTAACTTGCGATGGGATAATGCCCGTCTGGTTAACCTGCTGCACGATGGCGTCGTGGGTGGTAGCGTCGTTAACGCGGAAGTTAAGCGCCGAGGGCGTATTGTCCGCCGCCTTCTGCATGGATTTGTTGCTCGGATCGAGTTTCTCGCCGAAGATCAGCGCATCGTTAAAACGGGCGGAATCGCGCTGCGCCTGAATATTGGCGTTGCTCTTCTGCACCAGCGCACTAAGTTTGCCATATGCATCGAGTTTCAGTGCGTAATCCGGGTCGTTTGCCTGCGGCTTCACTTTCACCAGTTCGGCCTGCTGTTCTGCCGGGGTAACATACTGGATAGCCTGAAAGGTTCTGGCGTTACCAATCGCAATATCCAGCTGCTTGACTGCTGTCTGCCCCTGCTCACCGTACGCAAACAAAATGGTGGAGGCGTTCGGCATAGCATCCGGCACCTCACCGTTATACAGTTGCGCCATCGTATTATTGAGAATCGGGTCAATCTGCTGGCGCAACGCGGTACGCTGTTGGCGGATCTGCGATTCGGCGATATTGTCGATTTTGTTTACTGCTACCGGGTCGAGACCGGTTTTGTTTTTGTTGTAGCGGGAAAGCCAACCACGCGTTTCGGCTGGCAGTTGCTTAACGAAATCCGCCATTGATATCTCGCCTTTACGCGGGTCGCCGACTTTAGCGATCAGCTTATCAACGTTACCCATACCCCAGTTATATGCAGCGCCAGCCAACATTTCAGACTGATATTTTTTACTGAGTTGCCCGGCATAATCGCGCGCCAGCTGCGCATGCTGCACAGGGTCGTCCGGGTTGTACTCTACGCCACGTTTAGACGCCAGTTCTTTCCCGGTATCCGGCATCAACTGAAATTCACCCTGCGCGCCCGCGGGTGATGTAACAAGACTACCATCAGCATTGCGGTGCTTACCGCCAGATTCCACCAGGCCAACGGCGCGCATATCAAGTTCGCCGGTGCTGCTGTTGACTAGCGTAAAATCGCCATTAAGCCAGCCGGTGGGATTGGTTACCGCGTAGTTCTGCGCGCGCTGCTCCAGCGCTTTTTGGTTAGCTTCTGATACCGCCGCATCGATACGTTCCTGCGGCCAGCCGCGCGCCTGGCCATACATCTCGATCGAATGCTTTCGGGCTCCGCGTATTAGCTCTGCCTGCATTGGGTTATCGTAGGCACTGGCCTCCTGCTCGACTGAAGAGGTCACCGTCGCGTTAAGCTGCTGGCGCTGGGCTTCCTCAGTCTGCGCACGCTCAAAACCGCTATAGGTGCTTGTCCGGCGTACCTGCCCCGCTTTCCACTGCGCATCAAAATAGTTTAACTGGCTGGGCGGAACACGCTTGCGGGCTTCCTCGTAATCGCCAGCGTCGGCCTTATCCATATCGGTGACCACACCGGACGATTTAAAGCCCTGACGCGTGACCGTGGCGCCCGTCTCCGGGTTTTCCCAACGGTCGTTAGATTTAGCCTCCAGATCGGTCAGAATAGCCTGCGTGGCCGCTACGTCGGCTTTATCCTGTTCACGCTGCACCTGCTCTGCTACCTGCCCAGCAGCAGCGCTAAAACCGGATACCGCGTTACCCACAGCACCCACATTACTGACCGCGACGCGCGTAGGTTGTACCTGCGGCGTTACATTGCCAAACTTACCCGTTGGAATTCTCACGTTTATTACTCCGCATATAATCCGTATTTGCCAGTTTTAGCTTTTTGCCAGCCGCTATAGGCCGTCCCGCCAGCGCTTAAAAGCGAACTGCCGGCACTGATGCTTCCGGCCGTCGCCGCATTCCTGCCACTGATGCGGTCAGCCTGTGCCTGCAATTGCAGACGGTTAGATGAATTCACCCCGTTAAGGATCGTCTGGTAAGCGTCCTGTTCAGCGTCTTCGGTAATGCCAGAGGTGATGCGCAGCGCGGTACCTTCACCGGTTTCAACGCCCGACGCCGCCAGCGAAGCGTTAGCCGCTGCGGCCTGTTCACGCCCGGCTTTACGGATACGGTCGGCTTCCACCTTTGCGGCTTTCTGGCTCGCCTCTGCATCGGCTTCCGCCTGGGCGGCCTGATAGTTCGCCATTTTTTTTTGCTGCTGCCCGCTATATGCTGCGCCACCGGCGGCCAACACTGAGGACGCTATCACAGCGATTTCTACGCCAGTGCACATCGTTAAACCTCCATCGAGTAAAGCAGGCCTGTTTGCTGCAGGCCGAGGCGGGAATACAACTGGCCGGTGCGTTCTGCGTGCACGCCAGTGGTGATCCCCATGTTGATAACGGCAGCGCCGTGCTCTTTTGACCAGTCGATAAACGCGCGGGCTAGTCTCGGGCCGGCGCTGCCGCCTCGATGTTCTGGCGCGACAAATAAGCCGTATTCGAAAGCCATTAACTGACGGGAGAAAAATTGCTCGGCGATACCGCCGCCAAGCCAGCCAATAACCTGCCCGTCCTTTTCAGCTACCAGAACGCAACCAGACGGCGAATAAATCAGGCGCTGCGCCAGTTCTGAGCATTTATCCGCATCAAACGGTGAGTTTTGTGAGTAACGGGACTCCAGATACATCCGGGTTCCCAGCTCGATAAGCGCCGGAACATCCCCGGCTGTGGCGTTACGAATCATCATTAACCCCCGTTACTGGTAAATACGATGACAATGGCGAGAAGGTGGAACGGCAGCGGCTGGCGCTGCTGAATTGTCAGCGAGTCTTCTCCGCGCTCCCAGCCTAGTTTCCCCCAGTAGTGATCGCCGGTGAACAACGGCGCCGGCTGGTTGAGGATTTTTGGCCCGAACGTGCGGAACGGAATAACCTGGCCGTTGCACTCGGCGCCAGTGGTTTCGAGGAAACGCATAGTGACTTCACTAGTGCGCTTGCGGGTGTTCTGCGTGGTGCCTTCAGACGTAGCGACTTCAGGCGTCAGCGTGGTAATGGTCGTTTCGAAGTGCAGGCCGATTTCGACTTTGTTGGCTTTGCGCGATAGTGTGATTTGACCGGATGATACGACCGCCTGCGGCATCACAGAGCCGTCTGCAACAATATCGACGGTCTCGCCTTCGAGGTGCGACAGGCCGCCCCATGTCGTTGCACCAGCATCGCTGTAGCCCGTCACGGCTGCATCGGTGTACAGGGTGTTACTGAACATTTCGACATAGCGAACGGTCTGGCCGTTGACCGTACGGCGCACAATGGCGTACACCACATCGTCAGTCGCCGAGGGAATAGTCGCTACGGACTCAAACGCACCACTGGTGATCTGTCGTGACCACGCGACAACGTTCTGCGCCCGGTCGATAGCCATCGTCACCATTACTCCATCATTGCGAACCAACCAGGTAAATGCATCAGGTTGTTGCTGATACGCCATATCGATCACGCCGCCTTCTGTGATATGTTCCGCCAGTACGGTCATATCGTTGGCCGAGTAGGCAACATAGCTGTCAGGGTCATAGGCGACAGCGTAGAGCTTACGGCCAGAACGTTGGACGAACATAATTTCGGTACCGACACGCACCGGGCGGATCCCATTGCACCCGTACGGGCTGGGATTCTTTACTGAAATATTGGTAGGCGTAATCGCCGCATCGTTGCCGGCGGTAATGGTGAATTCGCCGCCGTACGTCAGCGCAATTAGCGTATTCATCTGCGCGAGGTGCACAATCGGGTTAAGCTGGTCGGAAGAAAGCGTAAAGCTGATCGCATCGTCGTCGTCGGTTCCCAGCTCGAAAGAGAGGTATACGCCCGACTCACTCCACCAGATAGTTTGCGGGTACCGCGGCGAACCGGCCAGAACCAGCCGCTGCTGGTAAAGCGTTACCGCGCCCGGGTATCCAAATTCATCCGTCCATACGGAATCCTCGCGAGTCCAGGCGCCCGGCGATGCCGCCTGCGTTGCGCTTAAATCGGTGCGAATGGTACCGACGGCGACCTGCGCACTGGTCACGCTCTTAATCAGCACCAGACCGCTGTTAATCCTGACGTACGAGCCCACATCTTCAGGCATCCAACCATCACCGGTAAACGGTGGCGGGTCTTCGCTATCTTCTGGTGGTTCGTCATCGCTCAGGGCCAACGTGATTTCAGAGCCGACGAATTCTTTCACCGATGGCTTGCACCATTTCTGCGGCGTATCGCGCACTTCGTCGAAGGGTTCAACGATAAACGGCGCCGGTTCCAGTACCCAATCGGTTTGACCACGTCGCTGCAGGCGATACGGTTTAACGGCCTGATGCACCAGAAACATGGTATCAGCACCCTGAACGTAATTTACCGATGGCAGCATGTCAGAGGTGTACGGGCTGGCGATTTCGTACGGCGTGTTATCGTCGTTCACCAGCTGCTTACCATCCTGATAAATTCGCAGATAGCCGTCGCCAAACTCCAGAATGTACGCCTGCGTGCGGTTGAAAATGTACGGAATGAGGCGGGATTTTTTATCGCCGTACTTTGTGGCCGCTACGAACTGCGAGCCGGGGCGACGCATTACCCCGCCCTGCACCACGACCATGCTATTTTCCAGCGTCTTCGCGCCATTCGCATAGCGATCGATGTCAACGCGGCCCATAAGACGCGGGGAGATTTCGCCAGCGGTAAAGTTGGTTTTAATCAGATTGGCGCGCATATCAAAACCTCGATTCGTACGTTGGATAGCCGCCAAGATCTTCCGGCGGGTCTTCCTGACCGTCCACGGCCTTTGCCTGCTTCAGCAGTACCAGCGATTCCTGGGCGAGGCTGTCGCGCAGACTGGTAGAGCCGGTGATGGCATAGGCCAGCTTTGCCTGCATCATCATTTCGGCCACATCAACGAGCGCGGCATCCCAGGTGGATTCGTCTTCGTTGCGGAATACATAACGCAGCTTCAGTACCTGCACGTTCGCCAGCAGCCGGTTTCCTTCGACGCGGTACGGAATATCGTCGTAAGGTTCCCCGACGGACAGAACGCGAAGAAGATCTCCGGGTAATGCAAACTGAAAGCGGAAACCAAATACTGGCGCCGTACTAACAGGAGAGAGAACCACACGTTTTACAACGCAGTTCCACGGATGTGCGCGCAGCAACTTATTGCGTACGGTGGGGTAAAGGTTTGAGCACAGGCGGGCGTGATCGGTGTTTTCGTCGAAACTGTTAATTAGGTGAGCACCGAGCGCCAGCAGTGCGTTAGAACAGATAGAGATACTGGAAGCCATAGCCTTACCTCAGATGAAAAAAGGCCGGGAGATATCCCCCGGCAAAGGCACCAGCGGCTTTATGCAACGAAATCGATGGCGACTACTTTGTTTTCCGCTGCGCGACCTGCGCCATAGGACGCATCGACGGAAATCTGAATGGTGTTGTTTTTATCGCGGCGCGGGCCGATATCGACGTTGTAATCTTCGCCTGTACCGAAATGCACAGCGGTTTTACACCAGGCTACTGCAGTTTTGGTGGTAACAGCCGGGTTGCCCTCAGTAGTTGAATCCAGTTTTTCATAGGCAAGCCACTTAAAGCCCAGCCAGTTACCAGACACCGCGCCTTCCTGCAGCATTTTCACCGCCATAAAGTCGGCGCTGGTCAGCGTGGTATCGCTGAGGATTTGGGTCAACATGTCGGCGTTGTAGGTGATATACAGCTCTTCACCGTTCTGCTCGTCACACTCGTTACGGCGGAACATGGCTTTTGCGGCGATCAGCTTCGCTTTGGTCATCCCGGTACCGCCGGCGACGATTTTCTGCGATGCAGGAAGCGCAACCGGAGCGTACGCGCCAGTGTTGGAGGTTTTGCGCAGAACATCATCCAGCAGCGCACGATAGATAACGTCGTCTTTTTTGCGGTTGGATGCGGCCAGCGTCAGCTGTAAATATGGCCCCTGCGGGTCAGCCAGCAGTTTGCGCAAATCTCGCTTTTCCACCGGCACGAACACGCCATAGTCAGCCATCAGCGCATTACGGGTGCCGGCATCAGGCAGATCCCAGACGGTATCACCGAAACGCTCGGTGATCTGCTGCATCTCGATAGTACCCATATCGTTAATGGTGAACGACGCACCTGTGATATTTCCACGGTCGTGAACAGCCGCTTGCAGGCGCGAATCCTTTTGCTGTGCAGCAATTTCGAAAGAATCATGAAACTGCGTAACAAACGCAGCGGTAATCATGTTCTTGCTTGCATCAAATGACATAAAAATCACTCCAGTAAAAAATCGCCTGCGGGGTGTCGGTTTCCCGGCCCAAATCTGCACAATGCGGTTGGCGCTGGCGCATTGCGGGAGAAATCAGGTATCCGGCGTCCCCGCCGGGCTGGTCATGGAGTGATTGTTATCGAGGTGCGCGGTCGGAATCCCGACCAAATAAAAAAGCCAGCGGGTTAGGCTGGCTTTGGGTGTGTAGGATTATTTAGCAGTCGCCATCAGGGCGGGCCACCGCACGGCATCCCCACATACAGGCTTCCTGCATTTTGGTGCGAGCGATTGCCAGACAGCGCAAAGCTTCATCAATCTCCCGAGCCTGCTCAGCACTTAACATTGCCGGGCCATTACGGACAGCCAACAATTCACCTCGCTCGGTATCAAGCAAACTACATAAGTGGCGGCTGACGCCTTTGAGGCGGTTCATGCGCTCAATCTCGCCCGCGGTTAATGTGCGGTAGCCTTTTACAGTGCTGCCGTCCTGCGGTTTTGCTTCACTCATTGGTCTTTCCTCTGAATTTAAATGGTTGTTGGTAATTAAACGATTTGCCAGTCTTCGGCCAGAACATCGGTCTGACTCGGCGCCCACGGAACGAATGCGCCATTCGGGTACGGCAGGCTACCATCGCCCGGAACCGGATACACCAACTCCAGATGTGACAGATACACGGAATCACCTTTTTGCGGCACCATCTGAACCCAGAGGCCTTTTCCGTTCCAGCCAGCGCGGGAAACTTTCTTACCCTGCTTGAGTGCTTCAATGGCAAGGCCGAAGCTCAAACCAGAAACCGAACGATAAGCCTTTTCGAATACCTCTTTCGGACTCCAGCTAACGTAGCCATCAAAGCGATCGGTGTTAGGTTTTCCGCCGTCCAGATATTCAACCAGATAACCTTCATCCGCGCCGTTCTCGTCAGCAGGAAGTTGCCAGCCACGAAAATCGTTATACGCCTGGCGGGTCATAGGGAACGCATTAATTAATTTGACGCCAATATGTTTAGTCATTGGTCTTTCCTCTGGTTAAGTTGTCGTGACATGTCACGCTACGGTTTGATCGCCGTAACGCTTCTGGTAGTACGCGCGAACCCGGGCAGAAACGTTCTCATGGTCGGCGTGTTTCGGATCCATATAGGCCGGAGACTTCATCAGGTCGCGGATTGATTGTTGCTCTTCGAGATTCACATCGCCGCCCGCCGGCGCATCTTCCTGCATTTCAGCGCCGATTTTCGCCAGCATGCGGATCACCATCGGGTTATTGCCGATTTCATCCATACGCCCTTTGTCGCCGTCATCCGCCAGAGAGTTAAACGCCCGGAAAGCCAGACCGATGTTTTTATTAAACTCGGCGTCAGTTTTCCACGTCTCGCGCAGCTGCGTGGCGGCGGCTTCCGAATCCAGCGTCGCAGCACCGTTAACCAGTTCGGGGGCCAGCTGTGCATATTCGCCCAGAATGAAACCCATCTGATCGTTGGTGATGCCTTTGGCATGCGCCGATTTCATGAAGGATTGCATGCGCGGGTCGGCTTTGAATTCGTCCCACTTAAAGCCCTCGACCTCTACCTTTGGCGCATACTCATCAGCAGTTTTCGGCGGCGTGTCCCCGCTGCCCATGCGCTTTTCAAGGTGCGTGTAAGCATCCGCCAGTTTGCGGGCTGAGCCTTCAACGTTGAGTTTTCCGTCATCGCCCATAACGCGGTATTTTTCAGGTAGCCAGTCATCCGCGCCTTCTTCGCCCGCGCCGGTGCTGAGTAGCGAAGTACCAGCAGTAGTACCGCCGCCCGGATTTTGAGTACCATCGCCATTACCAGCATTATCCCCTCCCGCGTTACCTGCTGGCGCTTCTGCGCCTGTTTCGGTGTTCATGAATAAATGTTTAAACTTCCACATCGTCGTTTACTCCGTCTGCTTTGTTGATTTGCATCAGAATGAAATCGAGAACGGAACGCTGTCCGGCCCGGTAACAGGTTTCGCGGTCGCCCTCGGTACCACCTTTGACATATGCCTCACGGCCAAAGCGGCGCGTTAGTTCTTCCATCACCTGCGGCCCGCCTGGCATTTCTTCGAAAATGCGCCGGTAGTCTTCAGGGGTTACGTCTTTTTTGATCATTGGTTTCCCGCCAGTCGTTGTCCCATAATTGCGCCTGCTGTCTGCCCTGCTGCGCCTGCGGCTTCCGTCCCCGCCTGCATCAGCATCTGCTGTTGTGCCTGCTGCTGTTGCATCTGCTGGCGCTGCTGTCGAAGTTGCTCGACCGCATCAGCAGAGCGCATGACTTTTGCGGGAACGCCAAGAGCCTCGCCGACAACCTTGCTCGCCTCGTCGCTGTCCATGTTGTCCAGTACATCCGGGTACGCCTGCGCCAGCCGCATGATGTTCTGACCGTAGCGCTCGATGGCGGTCACATCTTCCAGCTTCTGCGCGCGGGCCAGTGGGGAGATATAACGCACGTTGAAATTGGCGCTCTGGAGGCTCTCGGGAGCGGGAGGAAAAACGCCAGCGCGGAACGCAATACCGAAGCAGCGCTCCACCAGCGGTTGCAGGTATTCAGCCTGGAATCGGCCATAGACCGGGCCAAGCAGCTGGCGAATCAGGGCTACTCGCACATGCACTTCGGTTGCGGTCATCGCCGGGCCGTCCTGCGGTTGCAGCTGGTCGGCCATCATGATTTTGCGGATGGAAGCCTGCAGGCGTTCTTCAGCGGTAAACGCCACGTTGAAATCTGCGCCGGTGAGCAACGGTTTCATGCTTTCGGTGCTGTTCGCAACGATGATGCGGCGCGGGCCGACTTTGACCGTGCGCGGGTTGAGCACGCCGTCATCCTCAACAATCCACATCCCGGAGATAGCCAGATCCTGCGCGGCCTTCTCCATGCGTTTGGTTTCGTTCAGTTCTTTGCAGTCCGGCAGCGCGTCGTAAACCGGGCCGATACCGTAGGAGCCGCCGGGAATTTTCATCCAGCGCGGGACGCATACAGGGAATTCGTGATAGCCGGATTCACGTACGATACGCTTGCCGCTCACTTCCACGTTGAACGATGCAAAGCGCATGTTACGCGCCAGCTTCGCATTTACGGCGTAGGTATCGCGCGGGAAAATGCAGTGCAGGAAATCAAATTTATCGTCGGGTTTGTTTTTTGCAGCGTCGCGGATTTTTTCGCTTACCTTGTCCGCGCCGAATTCTTTCACTGCCTGTTCAGCGGTGAGCTGATAGCAGCGATATATCGTATCAACGATGCCGTCGCGACGTGTGGAGGTCACAAAGCATTGCGCCAGCGGCCACTGCTGGAAGGTAAATCCGCCCTCTTCCTTGTCCTCATCGACGTACAGCGCGAACCAGCCAGCACAGACCACATCGAGATTGGCCTCGTACCCTTCCGCGTCAAAGTTAGCGGCGTGGATATTTTCCCATACCAGCGTTGCACAGGTGGACAACCACGCCTTAGCGTCATCAGGTAGTAATTCGCTGTCGAGGTTCAGCCATTGAGCATTCGCAGGTGTCATCCCTGACATGAGCGCAGACGCCAGCATACGGGCGCTGTCGGTAGCGGTGCCGTCGAGCAGCTTTGCAACCTTATGCTTCGCGCTCTGTGCGTCCAGCACCTCAGACGAAAACCCGGCCCCGCGCAGCGGGTAGGTGTAGTCATAGCACTCCCGCCAGACGCTTTCATGCACCTGGCGATTTGCTTTCAGCGTGTCAGCGCGCCTGATTAACCGGCTGGCGAGTTGATCCATGAATTAAGCCCCTAACGTATTTTTTGCGGCCTGTGCGCCAGTGGACAGCAGGGAAGAACCTGTATCCGTTGCGCCTTCTGCGCCGCTGGCCAGCAGGGATGATCCCTTTTTGCGTTTCTTACGCGATGCTGCGTCAGCGTTCGCAGCTTTGGCCGCGGCGTCTGCTGCTGCATCGGCTTCGGCCTGTGGGTCTGACTGAACAACTTTTGGTGCGCTACCACACATAAAATTCTCCTTAGCCCGGAACGTGCCAGCCGTGTTCGGTTAATACCGGCGCACTGCGTACGGGTTGCTTTTTGCCTTCCTCGTTTGTCACCTTCTCCGCTGTGCCGCCAGTGCTTACATCAGTGGCTTTGCGTACCAGAGAGAGGAAATCGAGGTTGTTGGTTAGTGGGTGGCCGATTTCATCCGTGAAGGCATACTCTTCAAAGCGCGCAATAATTGCCGCCCCCTGCTCGTTGAGGGTCGCAAGAATAGCGTTGCGGCCTGCCAGCAATAGCGCATCTTTGCTTGGCTGCGGTTCATCGATGGTGACCACCAACTTGTCTGCAACCATCTGAACGCTACTCTTACCCTGCGCGCCGTTCTGTTCAGCAGTAATTAACTGCCCCTCTGTAACGAGCGTTTTTTCTTCCGGAGCCGATTTTTCCTGCCCCGGCGTCTCAACGGTTTTTTTCGGTCGAGCCATTTTTTTCACTCCTGAATTAGTGAGTCGTCATTGTGTGTTGCCCTTCTGGTCAGTTTCCCGACCAAAAACAGGACGGCGGAACGTCCACCACTGGCGGTAAAGCACAGTAGGGAGTTTTTTACGGTCTGAGCTGGTAGCCAGACACCAGAGAGCAATCAGCGCTTCACCGTGACCATGGCGAGGCTCTGATCCAGATTTCCAGCCGAGGACGGCGGATTTTGAAACGCCAAGTTCATCGGCGATTTGCTGAGTGGTGAGATTTTTTCGGGTCAGGTCGGTAATGACTCTGAACCAGTCTGTACGGAAGGTGGCGACCAGCGGCATAAATCAGCCCCCTAAACGCGCGCGTGCGCGAGCATAGAGAAGGGCAAAATCGCCGCCCGCCAGAATGGAAAAGGAGTCTGAACAGAACTTCATGCTTTCCGGACGCGTTGGCCAACCGCATTTTTTAGCGTTATCTGCTGCTCTTAGAGACGGAATTAAATTCTGCATGAGCGTAATTCCTTTACCTCGATAGTTACCTGTTCGAGCAATTCAGTCTCCGTTCCGTAGTTTTCTTCCCATGTTTTTTGCCCTGCGTGGATAGCTACGCCGTGTCCGCCGGTTCTGTGGTGTGGCGGGCAAAGCGGGAGAGTTTCTTTGTGGTTGGCGCGCTGGGCTATGCCCTGCCCTTTGCGGATGTGATGGATTTCGGGGGCGGAGTACACGCCGAAGTGTACTTTGCAGACAATACAACCTATCTCAACGAGATCTTGGAAATATTGCTTATCTGATTTAGTGGCGCGCTTTTTCACAAAGCACCCCCTTGCTGGCTGCAAACTCCCCGTAATACAAATCTTCTGCTTTCCGGCGGGCATTGATAGCATCGGCAATTTCATCAAAGCGGCCTAAACTAACGGTCCTGCCATCAACTGAAATTTGCGCCGCCCATTTTAGGCGAGTGGATACCCAGTAAACTCCCGGAATTCCTGAGCTATTGTCACTCCTCAAGCCCACATTTTTGGTATTGTCGGCCTGTGTGCAGATCCTCAGATTTGAGCGGGTGCAGTTGAGCTTATTACCATCAATGTGATCTACAACATCATGAGGCCCCGCATTCATGATGACGCGATGAAGGTATCTTTCCTTGCCAAAATGCCAGCCGGTGACTTTTGCATAACCATTCGAGCCGATGTGGATGGGGTAACCCACAAAGATCAAGGCGTCGGCCTCATCCATCTCGACGATATGAGAGCGAATATTGAATTTCATAGTGTCCGCCTCAGGCCGCATAACTGAAAAGCTGAGAGGCTGCGTTTTCTGCTGCCTGCTGATTAGGGAAGGTGCGGAATAAAATAAAATTCCAGAGGACGTCTAATACGGATTTGTACAGCTGGGAAAACTCTACATCGTCCATTTTTGCGAACGATATAGATTTGGGTTCTTTGCGGGTAGTGCCATCAGGCATCTGGTATTCGGTATAAAAACCGGCTTCGATAGTTACCCAGGAACGGAATGCTTCAAACGATTTAACCGCGCTGATATTCCCTGCGCGTTTTTCTGCCTCATCGCGCAGATACTGATCCGCCAGTTCCTGCAATGTGTCGCCATGCCCGGCATAGTGGGCCACCAGCTGCACGTAACCCCGAACCAGTTTTTTATCGGCTGGCGATATTGCACCGCCGGAAGGTTGCCAGTAATCAAATCCCAGATTCAGGAGGGCAAAAAATTTACGGTGAAATGCCGGGTTCCTTGCCTGTTTAAAATCCGCATACAGAATACCGCCCATGCGGACTTTTTTTTCTAAGAATTCGCGGGCGTCAGGCGTTGCCGGAATTAATACACCGCCAGGTGCTTTTACAAAAGAATACTGCGCCATTGGGTTCCCCTTTAGCGCAGCAATTGTTCAGAATTACATGGTGTTGGGTGTTCAGGCCAACGGGGTAATTATAGCATATTGCCGTCTGGTTTGATAATGGTATAACCAGTCAATTTAGCTAATTCAAACAACGCGTTAAGTGTCGCTACGTGCTCATCGGGATGGACGATTCTCGTCTTCTTAATCTTCCCATTTTCACACGTTATCAGTACATCACCATCGTCGGGGAGAAGGTCTCCTGCATCTTTCTTATCAACCACTACCTCTCCCTCAACAACAATACTGTATAAAATTACAGTATATATACTACCAACTGACAGTGAGGGCAAATCTTTAAGAGCACGAATCGTTAAAAATCAACAATAAATCTTAAAATATCCAATTGAATTCAAAAGAAAACCGCCATTTCTGACGGTTCTGTTTTATCTGGTATGGTTGTTCGCTATGCTGACAGTTTAGTTTCGTGCCACCCTCTCGTTACCCAGCATTGCGAATCACCAGCACACGGGCAGGAGGTAATCGGCAGCGGCTCACCGCACTTTCCACACAGGCGTTTGCTGATCGATTTGATGTGGCCACTAAGCCGCGCATCATCCTGACGGATCAGCATAGCGATGTACTCGGCCATTTCGTACGGTTCACGCCCCGGACGCCGGGCGGCGCAATTACGCGCCAGCATGTCCAGTTCCTGCGCATCGAGAACCAGCTCAATTTTCCGGTTCCCGGCGGCAGACTGCCGCGCCCTCTGCGCGGCTTTACGTTCTGCGGATGATTTAGCCATTAACCACCCCAATTAACTGGACAAACGTTTGATCGCATGGCGGAGCATTACCTGTGCATACAGCGCCGGAGCAAGCACCTGCGGCATTTTTGAGTAGCCCGCCCCAGAGAACAGGCGGCGTATTTCTTTAGGTGCCGCGCGTAGATTATTGATATTGTTGTTATTCAAATCATTATCCAGATGGATAACCGAATAACCAGACGGTAATTTCCCATGTACGCATTCATATACGTATACATCGAGTCTAATTTTCTCTTTATTAACAGTGATGTACTGTGGAAGAATGCGTTTCCGGCCTTTAGGTTCGCGAGTCCATCCGCGAGCTATCTTTACATCCTTGATATTGTCAGGTTTTTTATCGGTACCGAATCTCCTGTTGAACCTTTCTGTAAGTTCAGCATTCGTTAGATTCCTATTGGCATAAATGAACGTCAGCTGCTCATCGGAATAGCGCGGCTCAATTAAAAACTGTTTTCCTAACCCATGAGATTTGCACCAGATACGAATAGCGCCCACGCTCTTATTTGTACCAAATTTGGCGTTAAACATTTCAGTTAATTCCCGCGCTGTGGAGCTTTTAATATGCTGCTTTATAAACAGCTCCTGGGCTGGAGTGTATTTCTCTATCATTTTTCGATCCCCATAATCTTAGGTACATTGCCTGCGGTACCGTCATAAATAGCCTTCTGGGCGTCGAGGGCGACACGATAAGTACCGACCATCACCCCGACGATTTCCACTACCGCTTTAGCCCTCGATAACTCTTCCTGAAGCAGCTCGCCTTTGATGTTGGGATCGGTGACGGTCTCCAGCATGGCGAACTGGTGATTCATTAAATCCTGAATAGTGTTTTTCATGGTTAAGCAACCTCCCCGATATATTCCGCAATGCCCGGCAGCAGCGCAACCGCTGGCGATTCACACTGATTGCCCCACACATCGAAACCATGCGACGACTGGCGGGCGAATAACTCAATACGCGGCACATCGCCCAGCAGCTGCACCAGCTTTTGGCGCACGATATCCGGTTTGCGCGAATGCTCCAGACGCGGGGCCGTGAATGACTGAACGATCCCGGCATCCAACCGGGCGGGTAATTTCCCCTGCACAGCGAAAAGGCAATCCTCACTGTTCGCCCGGGTCATATGGCCCATTCCAAGGGCCAGTTTGTCGGTCTGCCGGCTGTAGCATTTGTTCCACGTAAAGCCTTTCATGGTCATCAGACGGAAGCCCCACGCCTCGACTACTCGCAACGCCTCCAGCGGCTGAGTCGGTACCCACCACATAGCCAGCAGGCAGTTTTCAGCGGCCAGTTCCCAGACCGGGAGACGGCAGATATCGAGCACAGTCATGGTCTGGTATTTGTGCCCGGCGCCGCGTTCCCCGTCTTTGGCTTTGTCGCGGTAAGTCCATGGAGGATCCGCATAAATCAGGGTGTATTTGTTATTCACGCAAGCACCCCACTACTGCGGAGACATTCCAGCGCCCACTGCGCCACCTCACATCCAGCCCATATCAGAGCGATAATGACTATCCAGCCAACAACGTTTGCACTGAGTACGAACAGCATCAGCGTCCTGCGGCTGCAATGCATAAAATCAGGTGTTGAAAATTTCATGTCCGCTTCTCCCGCCAAAAATTTAATCGTTCTTTGAAAAACTCCCGGTAGCTTTCCGGCGTCGCTGCAATCTGCTCTACGATGGCCTGTCGAGTTACTTTTTTCTCGAACAGCTGGCGTATGAGTGCCGCGGCCCGCATGTCGTAGTGCTCTTTGATCTGGCACTCCTGCGGCCATTTGGCGCGATTAAGCGGTAAGCCGGGCGGCAAGTAATCTGATTGCCCGGCCATGCCTTATGCCCTCTTGTTCTTCGCTGACTCGATGTAATAACGGGGATCGACGCTGTTAAGCGTGAAGTGAACCACCGGCATATCGTCGTGACGCGTGATACCCACATAATTCGACGTGAACATGCCAAATACGCGATCGTGAAGTTCTTTAATCGTCACCTGACAATCTGGATAGTGCTTCTGGATTAATGCCAGAATGCCCTGGTAAGAAAGCGTTTTGCCTTTCATCACGGATACCAGCTGCTGCGCGGTGACGCTCCCGGCGTCCTGTTGTGCGTCGCTGGCCTGCAATGGGCGGATACTCTCCAGCACCAGACGGTGACGGCCAATACTGCCGACGCGCTGGCCCGTTTTTTTATCGAAATGCTCATTGGAGCCAGCAGACCAGACGGTCGCACCTTCGCTAAGGCGAACGCTTTTTTCACCTCTGGAATAAATCACGGTGCCGATATGGGTTTTGCGTCTGCGGCCGGAAACCGTAGGGGCGATAATTTCACGCTTAATCGGTTTTTGCGGTGTGATGCCGGGTACAGGAGCCGGACGTGGCGCCGCAACGAACACGGAACGGCTGCGGGCGCGCGCGCCGGCGTTCATGCGCCAGAGAATAACGGGGAGCCAGTTGCAGCCATCATCCGGTTTTACTGGTTTTGGGTAATTTAAATTCGTGGTCATTGGTCTTTCCTCGGTTAAATCGCGCTGGTCAGGCGCGGTTAAAATGCATCGGTATTGAATTTCTCAGAGTATTTACGGGGTTGTTTCCGGGGTTTCGCAGCCTCCAGTTGGATACGTGTTTTCTCTTTGCCAACATGCTGATCCATTGACAGAAAGTGTCCGTTTTTAAATTCCTGATAAATAATTGCGCCTGCGGCACTGAAGCGGCTTTTACCCAGGATAATTTCAGCGACGCCAGTCGCCGGGCTTTCCGGGTTGTAAACCTCATCGCGATACAGAAACATGATGCTGTCGGCGTCCTGCTCAATAGAACCTGAATCGCGCAGGTCTGACATGACCGGGCGGCGCTGGGCCGCCGGGCGGGAATCCACGGCGCGGGAAAGCTGGCTAAGCGCGAACGTCGGCGTATGCAGGCGCATAGCCATAGTTTTTAGGTTTCGGGATATGTGGGCGATCGCGAGGTCGTTACGCTCTGCCTTCGGTTTTTTAATCAGGCCAAGGTAATCGACAACGATCATCGCCAGATGCGGATACCGGCGCTTATGCGTTTCGGCAACGGCGCGGATTTGCTCAATCGTCAGATCGGTAGCATCAACGATCCAGATATCGCGCCCGTTCATTGTCTCCATGGCCGCTGTAAAGCGCGCCCAGTCCTCGTCCTGCATATCGAGGGGATTACGCAGGCGTGACACTGACATGTTGCCAGAACCCGCCAGAGAGCGTTCTACGATTTGCGCAGCGGCCATTTCCATGCTGAATATCAACGCACCACCGCCAGCGGCGGTAACGCCATCGACAATCTTCAGCGCAAATTCTGTTTTTCCCATGCCTGGACGCCCGGCGACGACAATCAAATCCTGCAGGTTGATTCCGCCGGTCGCGTCGTCCAGTTCCTCGATCCCGGTTTTCAGATTGCGTGTACCCTCTTCGCCGTCCATGCGTTTCTGCATGGTTTCCATGTACACCGGCAATAATTCGCTCATGTGTACCGGCTGCACGTCGCCAGTGTCGCCCGTCATGTCCAGCAGCTGCGCCACGGCAGTTTCGACAATCTGATCGCGCTGCTCCTGATTATTCGCCTGGCGGATACCATCAGCACCATGTTGCAGTAATTCAGCCATACGGCGGCTGCGCCACGCCTTCACCATTTTCCCGGCGTAACCTTTCAGGTTTGGTACCGTAGCGGGCATACGCGAAATCTCTGATAAATCAGCCAGACTACTCCCACCCAAAGCCTCACTGATAAACAGCATGTCGATCAGACCGTTCGTCAGCGCCTGTTTTTTGATTTCCGAGAAGGCGCGACGATGAAAAACAATGCTGAATGATTCTTCTGGCGTCGAAGCGATCACGTCGAAAGCATCCGGACTCGCTCCACCGTTCAGCAGGCCAGCCAGTACACAAGATTCCAGTTCCTGCGGAGTCATAGCGATCCCTCCCTGGTCTTACGCAATGTCTCTGGTTTCATCAGATAGTCAAAGCTGGCGCGCCATCCGCCATTTTCACCAAAGTAAAAATCGGATGCGTCAGCGCGGAATTTTTCGAAATAACCCAGAAATGCGCCCGTGGTTTTGTTTTTCATGTGGGCGGCAAGACGGGTGATCATCCGGCGGCGGTCGGTGTCCAGTTCAGCAGCAGGCAGAACGTCAGCAAAAATTTCGTTGTAGCCGTTCATAACGGCTTCCGGATCAATATCGGTTTCGGTCACCGCCCATGCTTCAGCGTCAGCGAGATAACCATCAAAGCGGTTTACCCGGCAGATGTTCGCAGGCTTCGGCAGGCTATCGCTACGGCGGCGCCATGTGGCTAGCACCCAGCGGATAACTAACTGCAATTCGTCCAGCGTGTACCCTTCCCGGGTGGTGGTCGGCGTCAGCATCATCACAAACGGTTTCAGGTCACGGCAGCGGGTACCGGTTTGCTCGTTGTAAAAATCCAGCGCTTTTTTAGCATCAGAATTAATTTTTTCATCGCCTTCCCCCGTCTGGGGGTTAGGGGGATCTATATTCTCTGTAGTATTCTTTGTTGTAGTCTCTGTAGGATCGAAATGCGCTTTTGCTTCGCCGCCATTGTCACAATCCGCAATTCCCGAGCTACTGTTTCCGCCTTCCCCAATTGCGCTTTGCGCATTTCGGGAATTTACAGAATTACCAGTAATAATTTCATCAAGCCTGTCAGCATCAATGCGAAAATAAATTTTGTGCTCAAGCCTTTTATGGGTCTCAATCAACACACCACGTGAGGCGAGTTGCTTACGAGCAGTAACCTGTTCACGGTAACTGAGGCCCGTTTCCGTCTCTATCTCTTCAACGGATTTATAAATCCCAAGCGATGATGACTCTTTCCCCGAAAGGTAGAAAAACTGGCAGAACATCAGCACGGCATTGACACTTCCAAGGTATTTAACTAGTCCAGGATAATAAGCAACGGGATTACCAAAATCTAAAGCCAAATCAGACGGTCGCATTTAAACCTCCGATCTGCTGGAAATAGAATTGATAATTTTCATTCACGCCCAACGCAGGAAATAGCCCATGCTTGAATAAGTAATCTACCTGAGCCTGACCAAATATCGCTTTACCGGTTACTTGCTTAACCGCAGCGAATCTATGCCACTGCTCTATAGTTTTCGTGCCCTTAGCTGTATTGCATTCGCGGCAGCAGGCGAAAAGGTTATCTAACCCATTGTCACCGCCATGATGCTTAGGAACGATATGATCGACAGTAAAGTTATTGCCATTCAGGGCATCACCACAGTAAGCGCAACGCCCATTGGTTTTCGCCAATACACGATGCTTTTTGGTTGCAGTTAACACTTTAGCCATAGTCAAATCCCCAGCGAGTCAGCCAGCTGGCGGCAGGCGATTTCGTATTCTTTCTGGGTGAGGCCCGCTTCCTGCAGGTCTGCTTTGCGCAGCTCGTAGCGTTCCCAGATTGTCAGCGCAGCAGCGCGACGTTCCTCAAAAATCGATTCGATATCTTCTATCGGGACTTGTACCCCGTTCCGGCGAAACCCGTTCCGCCAGGTGATGCGGTCTTGTGTTCTCATTGGTCTTTCCTCGGTACAGGTTAAACGCTGGTCAGGCGCTGTGTTTCTCGCATAGCTTGCAATGCTCTGGCGACTTGCTGCGGCCCGTCTCTGGCGTCGAGTAACAACGCGATAATCGCCGCGGCAAACTCACGAATGGCCACACAAATTAAATACTGGGTGGACATACCCAAGCGCGCGTAACGTTCTGCTGGCAGCGCCGCTTCCATCGCTTTGACCAGCGCCAGAGTTTTGGCTCTCGCGGCTTTGGTCTCGCCTCGCAACCAACGAAAAATTTGTTGGCGGTTGTTGTTGATTGCCCGCCAGTCGGCGTTTCCATCTGCATCTTCGATCTGGTGCAGCTTCAGCGAACCGGTATTACCACCAAGACGAAACCACATGCGGCTTATCTCGATAGCAACCAGCTCCTGCCCGCTTTCCGCTGCCCAGTTAAAGATCTCTCGTTTAAGTTCTTCGAGGTATTCCACTTCGAGCGTCTCCTGTCGCTGAAAATTGATTAAGCGTAATCAGATTTCGATAACGCAGATTGTTAAGCTGCATTCTGTTCCGGCAGTCCGTCAGTTGGTTTTCGGTAAATATTGGGGAGTAGATCATGCGGTGTTACTTGATACCCAGTTGCAGCGGCCCATTTCAATGCAGTTGCAGCACCAAGTAGGCATTTTCCTGATGCAACGCGACTGACATAGCCCTGCGTCTCGCCAACCACTTGAGCGAAATCCTGCTGGCGAACGCCAGAGGTCTTTAGATAGGTTTTAAGATCCATATGTCCTCCTGAGATGTATGTGACACATGAATATTAGTTTTAATAATATCCGAGTGTCAATACTTATGCGATTGGGCGTGAATTAATTTTGCGAATAATATGGACGCCATGAGAAAAAAAACACTCGACGCGGATGAATCAGAAACCGCTCAACGTCTCCGGGACATCTGGAACGAAAAAAAAGTAACTTTACGCCTTACACAAGAAAAGGCGGCGGATGCACTTGGCTTCAGTACGCAGGCTACTGTCAGCCACTATCTGAACGGTAATATTCCGCTAAACACCGACGCCGCTCTAAAGTTCGCAGCTTTGCTGGGGGTAAAACCTGAGGACCTACGGCCCGATCTGGCCGAACTGATGAACTATGTTCGAAAATCGGGTACACACGTTGATGATTATTCGTCAGCAGGGTGGCGTCTGTTGAAGCCAGAAGAAGCCGAACTCATCGAGCTGTATGAAAGACTTCCTCAAAGTGAAAAAGAAAGGCATCTATCTGAATTAAAAGATAAAGTAGTTGGTTTTGACCGTTTATTTGAAGAGTTACTCGCAGCAAGAAAGCAATAAATCCCCCTCCAATCAAAGAATCCCGCGAGTCGGGATTTTTTTTCGCTTATCAATCAATGGCATATAATTAATATTATTTTTACGATTATTTTCCGCTTGACCTAAAATATGCTCAATTCTAATATTCATCACATCAACGACGCACTAACCACGCGGCAGTTGTTCAGAAACAGTTCTGACAGTCCGGAAAGACGGGCGCGAATTCTTCGGGTCGCCGACAGTACGATGACATGCGGGAAAGACCGCAACGAACATCCATTGCTGTGTGTAGTCTTTGCCCGGCCCCCACGGCGGGCACTTTTTAAACGCAGTTACGAGGAAAGACCAATGGGGTTGACCACCCTGACAGCCGGGAAAGACCGGCAATCTTCAGGCGTAAAAAAGCCCACCGAAGTGGGCTAATTTACCCGGGACAGTGACCAAACCGCCCAGAATGCTACAGGGGACCAACCCTGTAGCGAGGAAAGACCAACGACAGAGCCGCTGATCGGCTCTGAGTATATATCATCAAGGAGTCGCTATGGAAGCGCTTACCATCCCCGTAACTATTTACGTTATGGCCACAACCAACCCATATCTACCAACGTCTTATCACTCATTCACCTGTGACATGTCACAGCAATACCCTGATCTGTATGTCCTCGTTACTACCAAAACGGTAGAGGTTGCCATTCCAGCTTTAGAGCCAATCGACATTATTGGTATGCAGGTTAATGCCCTTCGTGCGAAGAAAGAGAAAATCTCTGCCGAAGCAAAGAAGGAGCTGGGTGTTATTGAAGACCAGATTCAGCAGCTGCTGTGCATCGATCACTCTCCAATTGAAGAAAGCGACGTACCGTTTTAATTAACCGGCGCGTGACCTGCGCCAGTAACCAAGAGGAAAGACCAATGACCATCTACAACGGCTCATTTGAGCCAAAGAAATCGGCGATTAAAGACTGCGGCGCCGTGCAGCTGGCGATCGCCATCGATGCGCCAAACAAGAAAGTGGCCGAAAGCATTATGACCGGCAAACTCTGGGAATCATACCCGGCCAATGGTGACAACTATTTCAAACCGAAACTGTGGGAACACGTTGAAGGCCAGCCGCTGCCGACCGTTGGCCAGTTCGATGAGTCATTCGCCCAGCAGCATACTTTTGACGGTGAAAAATGGGTTTCTACTGCGCAGGATAGCGCTTCCGGAAGTGGTGCAGGTTTACCAGCCGACGATGAAGTGATCGACCTGATGACCGTTTCCCCTGATGAACGCTTTGCTGCCGTCCTGCTTTTTAGCACCGCGGCGATTGATGGCCATCTTTATTCTCAGGTTGTGGATTATCTGGATAATCTGAAAAACCACGATGGGGAATTTGAAGAGGAAGATCGCTTTAACTTTAATGTTCTGTGCGCCCTGCAAAATAACTTCCCGGTTCAAAGCATGCATGTGGAAGGTCTGAACAATCTTATTCAGGGTATTTTCTCCCACTTTGAAAACCAGACGCCGGGCAAAGCGGCTATCTCTCAGTTCGTTAAACGCTGGCTTGAGAACCCTGGCAAGCGCGACGAACTGGCCCCCGGCGTATATAAAAATACCGCTCTCAGCACCAGCACCGATGATAAAGCACCAGTGGTGATTTCTAAGCGCGGTTATAAACACACATATGCAACGCTGGATCAGGAGATCGCTACCGCCCTTCTCCCGCTGGCGCCTGATGCGCCGGTACTGTCGGGAAACCTTCTGGACGCTAAGAAGATGATTTCCGATGACCGGGAAGATTTTAAACGCTGGTCAGCATCGCTGCACACCACGCCGCAGATACTCAAATACGACCGCGCCAGCATCTTCGGCGTGGTACAGAACGTACCGGCGAAAGATACCTACCATTTCCCTGACAGCCTGCGCCGCCATATCGATTCATGGCTGGCGGCCAACGGCCGCTTTGAGGAAACCGAGACAGGATCCGTTAAACAACCAGAGGCGACGCAAAATACCGCCTCAAACGTGGGCGAAAAAGTGGAAGCGCCGCAGTCGGTTGTAACCGACACCCAGGCCAAACAGGCGCGTGAGACGCTCAATGATTTGGGTTATGGCGTATATGCCTCTGGTGAAGGTGAAGAGCCGGAAGAGAAGTTAAGCGTTAAGGCTGAAAAACTGGCTGATGATTCCGAGCGTTTAGCAAAACGAATCGCTCACGCTGAAAGCCTGCCTAACGCTGAGGATGTTGTGCAGGCTGTCGGAAAACCAATCATCGGGGAAGACAATTTAGACCTCTGGAAACGCGTATTTAAAACCGACGAAAGGTTTACTAAGGCTTTCACACAGAATGGCGGTGGCACCTCGATCAACGGTACCTACATGACCATGCTTGCCACACGTGAGTTTGGCCCTAAGGGCATCGGCTGGGGCGTGGATATTGTTGAAGAGCGTTTCGATATTGGCGCGCCGATCACTCGGCAGGTAAAAGGCAAAGACAACAACGCATCGTGGGAGCTGGTTCTTGATGGGAATGGTAATACTGTCAACGAACAGCACCATGTTGTGACTGTCCGGCTCTGGTACATCCTGAACGGAGTACGAGGTGAGGAAACAGCATACGGCTGTACACCCTACATTTACGGTAGTAAATACGGGATCACCTGCGACGGCGAAGCAGCCAAAAAATCACTGACAGATGCGACCAAAAAAGCGTTATCCGGCCTCGGATTCAGTGGCGATATCTTTATGGGGCTTTACGACAATCTGGAGTACCGCCAGAAGAACAAGGCCGAGTTTGACCTGAAGAACGCCAGCGAATCAGCCGAAGATGCAGCACGGCTCCGCCAGGAGTTTGACGATAAATTAAGCCGCGTTGCTAATACCCTGGCGCATGGCGTGACGGTAAACGAAATCAACGGTGTGTTTTCCCCTATTGCACGTGAGATCGATGTACACATTAAAGCCTCCCATGCCAACGGCGATACGCAGCATGAACGCTATCTGTCTGGCAGACTCCGCCGACTCATCACCATTAAGGATGGCCGCATTAAAGAACTGAATAAAGCCGAGGAGAAAGCACAATGACTTCTACTACTGCAATTTCTATCGCTGCCGATATGTCAAAACTCCAGGCGCTTCTGGAAAATGAAGACGGCTCTGGTCTGTCTCCGGAAATGATTGCCGACACAATGGAAGGACTTGAGTTGCAACTCGGCGACAAACTGGATGCGGTGTTTGTGCATGTTCGCAATCTGGAAGGTCTGGCAAAAACCTGCGATGAAGAGGCCAAACGCCTCGCCGCCCGCAAAAAATCATTCGAAGGCAAGATCACGAACCTGAAGAAGTATGTTCTCCAGTGCCTACTGGCCGCCGGTCAGGATACGGTTAAAACCGCCAAAAATACCTTTACCGCACGTAAGGGAGCTATAAACGTCGTGATCGATAATGATGAATTACTGCCGGATGAATTAGTGACAGTTCAGACGTTAGTCACTCCGGACAAGAAAGCCATCAAGGAAGCGATTGAATCAGCACAGGCAGCGGCGGCCCAGATTACCGCTGACGGCGGAGAGATACCGGAAGAACTGTTAAACCCAGTGCCGGGCGCTCACCTTGAGATTGGCGAACGTTCGCTGCAGGTGCGCTGATATGCTGAAACTCACACTGAAACGAGGCGACGCGCTTCACGTCGTTTTTCCGGACGGTACTAACGGGATAATCGAAGCCTGTGCGCGTTGCGAGCTGGCTATGCATTTCCCGCGCAGTGCCAAAATCACCCGCGAAAATGGCGCGTTCCGGAATAAACCAAACCTGATTAAGCCTAATCAGAAATAACTCGCAACCGTCGTTAGCATTGTGATCTACCTATGAACCGGAGATCACAATGCTACGTTGGCAACCAGGCACACTTTTACTTTCAGATTTCGATATCAAAATTGGCAGGCTATCAGCCAGCGTTAGAAAGAGGACTCTGACCCAGTCCGATATCCAACGCGCTTGCGATACGGCAGACAACGCGATAGCCGGCATGCTGAGGAAAGACCATGAGACACGATCACGACATCATCACCAGAGAGGAAATGATCGAACTGACGGGGACCCCACTTAAATCGAGGCAGTGTGAAGCGCTACGCCGGGCCGGTGTCTTTTTCATGGAAAGGGCAGACGGCCATCCTAAAACGACGTGGGGCCATTTCCTGAACCCGATTAAATACCGCAACCAGCAGGAAGAGACGGTGCGGGAGGAAGAACCAGACTTCGGAGCTATCTTTAATGGCCGGAAAACGTAAGAACCCCGCTGATAACTGGATGCCGCCCCGCGTGTATCGCGGTAAGGCGGCGTATGAATTCAGGAATAAAGATAACAAGGCTATCAGGCTATGTGCGCTCTCCGAGCCTCAATCAGCTGTATGGCTGGCATATGAAAAAGCCATGGGAGAAGAAGTCGAGCGCAAGACGTTTCAGGCTCTGGCCGATCAATTCATGTCTTCCCCTGACTGGCAGGATTTAGCGGCAGAAACCCGAAAAGACTACACAAAATACGCAGGCAAAGTGTTGCCGGTGTTCGGGAAGGTTAACCCGGATAAAATTAAACCTGAACATATCCGGCGCTATATGGATCAGCGCGGCCTAGCCAGTAAAACGCAGGCCAACCGGGAAAAGAGTTTTCTTTCACGGGTATTCCGCTGGGGTTATGAGCGGGGTTACGTCCAGCATAATCCCTGTCAGGGCGTTAAGAAGTTCAAAGAGACAGCCCGAGAACGTTACATCACCGACGAAGAATACAAAGCGGTTTACGATGTTGCTCCGGACGTAGTTCGCGCCACCATGGAAATCGCTTATTTGTGTCTGGCCAGACAAAGCGATGTGCTGGCTTTGACTGAAGACCAGATACGCGAAACCGGGATCTTCATCCGCCAGGGAAAAACAGGCGTAAAGCAAATCAAAGCATGGTCGCCACGCCTGCGCGCCGCTGTCGCCCTCGCCCGTTCCCTGCCGTTAAAGCCGGGTATACGTAGCCTGTTTGTCATTCACCAGACCAGCGGCAGCAAATACACCCGCGACGGTTTTAATTCACGCTGGCGCGACGCGAAAATCGCAGCGCAGGAAAAGAACCCACACCTGCAGATAGATTTCACTTTCCACGATCTGAAAGCGAAAGGTGTCTCTGATCTGGAAGGAAGCCTCGAGGAGAAACAGGCGATTTCAGGCCATAAGAATTCGAGACAAACGGCGATTTACGACAGGAAAACTAAAATTGTGCCGGTTGTTGGTGGTCAGAAAAAATGAATCGCTATGCGTTCGCGGAAAAATCATCTTCGGACGCATCTTCGGAAAGGAGAGTTTCAGATACAAAAAAACCACCCGTAGGTGGTTTCACGACACTGCTTATTGCTTTGATTATTCTGCTTTATCCCAATGGTACCCGGAGCGGGACTTGAACCCGCACAGCGCGAACGCCGAGGGATTTTAAATCCCTTGTGTCTACCGATTCCACCATCCGGGCTCGGGATAGAAATTGGAGGCGCGTTCCGGAGTCGAACCGGACTAGACGGATTTGCAATCCGCTACATAACCGCTTTGCTAACGCGCCTTAATGCTTGAACACCCGCTGATGCCGATGTTGTAAACTGGAGCGGGAAACGAGACTCGAACTCGCGACCCCGACCTTGGCAAGGTCGTGCTCTACCAACTGAGCTATTCCCGCATCATCAAGCTAATTTGCTAATTACTTGATTTTGTTATCGTCTGTCAGACAGTGCTGCCGTTCGATGCGTTGCATTCTACTTACCTGGCGCAATGAGTCAACGATATTTTTTAAAACCTTGTGTTGTTTGCTGAAAATTGCGCCGAAACGA